TAGGCCGCGAGGAGGATTACGATGGACGATTATATCATCACCGAACGCGCCGGGCGCTTTGTGGCCGGGTATCGCAATACCGGTGTGGGCACCCCACTGCGCCTGACACCAAAGCAGGCCGAGCATGAGCTGCGCCTTGGAACCTTGCGCCGTGCCGGATCAGAGGTTGCGCCGCTGCCAGATGCTCCCCCAGAAGCTTTGCCTGTGACCGAAGTAGAGACAGATGCAGTGGGAGATAACACGATCCTTCCAAGCGATCCGGCATACACGAAGGCGGATGGTGTGATCGCCGCTGATCTGGCCTCCAGCCCGGATAGTCCCACACCGCAATCGGAAACCCAAAAAGCGCATCTTGAGGCCATGACCGTCGCCCAACTCCGCGAACTGGCTGCGGCGCAGGGCGTGGAACTGCCCGCAGGCGCGCGCAAGGCGGATATCGTCGCAGCACTTGCCAGTTTCACCTCTGATACGGCGCGCGGCACAGCATGACCCCCCTGCGCGAGCCCTCGATTGGCCTTGATGCCAGAACAGGCGGCACCATCACCGGCTGGGATCATGTCGCCCAAAGCCTGACGGATATCTTTACCACCCGCTTTGGCGAGCGGGTCATGCGCGAATGGTACGGCTCTTTCGTGCCGCGGTTATTGGGCAGCCGGCTCAATGAAGCCGATATCGTCACCTATTTCGCAGCCATCACCTCGGCCATCGAGCAATGGGAGCCGCGCTACAGGGTCACAAAGATCGTACCACTGCGCGTCACCCGGCTGGGTGCGCTGGATATCTATATGGAAGGCACCTATCGACCACGCGCGCTTTTGGGCGACATGACCGCCGAGGGCGCGCGCCGCCTTGATATCAGCCTCAGCGAGGCGGGCCTGCTATTTCAGCACAGGAATGACGCATGACCTTCACGGCTGTCGATCTCTCCACACTGCCAGCCCCTGATGTGATCGAAGAGCTCTCGCATGCCGCGGCGGTTCAGGCGATCCGCGATGATGTGGTTGCACGCTTTCCCGAGATTGCGCCGGTCATCGATCTGCCCTCGGAGCCGGCGCGCAAGCTGATCGAAGCTTTCGCCTATCGCGAGACGCTGTTGCGCGCGCGCATCAATGACGCCGCGCGTGCAGTGTTTCTGGCCTCGGCCACAGGGGCCGATCTGACCATCTGGCCGCCCTGTTCGGGGTCAGGCGTGCGGCGGGCGAAGAAGATGCGCGGCTGCGCCTGCGCCTTGGCCTTGCTCCGGGGGCTCTCTCTGTGGCCGGACCCGAGGCCGCGTATCGGTTCCACGCGCTGACCGCTGTGCCGGATCTGAAAGACGTCTCTGCGATATCGCCTGCGCCGGGTGCGGTGTTTGTCACGCTGCTCGGGCTTGAGGGCGATGGCAGCGTAAGCCAGGACCACTTGGACGCTGTGCGCGCGGTTTTGGACCGCGATGATATTCGCCCGCTCACCGATGTCGTCTCGGTGCTGGCGCCCGGGATCATCCCTTACGCAATCGATGCCGGGTTGATCCTCTATCCTGGCCCCACAGCAGAGCCAATTCGCCAGCGTGCAATCAAAGCCGCGCAGACCTATGCGACAGCGCGCCACCGGCTTGGCCATGACATCACACTCTCGGGCCTGCATGCCGCCCTGCATATTGAAGGCGTCCAGAAGGTTATGCTCCGCAGCCCGGCAGATCTGCCCCTTCGCATCTCGGACCGCGAGGCTGCGTTTTGCACAAACATCACGGTGAGCATCGATGGACGCAATACCTGAGCTGCTGCCGTCCAATGCCACCCCGGCCGAGCGTGCGCTGGATCTCGGGGCTGCGCGCGCCGCCAGTCTTGAGACCGACGCGCTGCGCGCTGTCAAACGGCCCCTGCGCACCGAGGCAGGGTTCCTGCCGTTTCTCGCCCATGAGTTCCGGGTCGATCTGTGGAACCCCGATTGGGGCGAGATGACCCGGCGCGCCGTGGCCGCGCGCGCAGTTCGTGATCATATGCGCAAAGGCACGCTCGCAGGCCTCCGGCGCTATCTCGAGATCATGGATGCGGAGATCATCGATCACCGCGTGCCGTTTGAGGGCTATTTCGCAGCCCCCGATTTACCAAAAGAGCTGCTCGACGCCTATATCGCGCGCCACCCGAAGGTGCGCATCGTGCTGGCGCGCCAGACAGGACGCTGGCACCTGCTCGACGGCTTTATTGCTGATCATGCTGTTGTAGATGAGGCGAGCACACATATTGATGACGGCCCGTCTCTCTATGGGCGCAAGGCCGTCTTGCGCCAGGACGGTGTCGAGACAGCTTTACGCACCGCAACACTTGTGGACACGCAGCCCTGCCGCAATCGCGGCGGTGTCACCATTGAGCGGGTGAGTATTGCAGGGACCGGGGTTGCGTTCTCGCATGCTGATGAATTCGCCTCAGACGACAGCTTTGCTGACGCCTGTGACGATCCACCCCGAACCTACACGTATGCGCTCCCCCGCGACTACATGCACGACAGGAGCCGTCTTGAGGTGACGCGTGTTCCGGTCGGGTTTCAGCCTCGTGACATGCGCTATCGACGAGAGAGCACAAAAAGCCGCGACAGCGCGCCCACAATCTTTGCCGGCGATTTCGCAGGCGAGGGCTTTGCGGGCCTGAATGACGCTGTGTTTCTGATCGCGGACGTGATCCATCTGATCGATCCCACGATCCCCTCTCCGGTGATCAATTCGGGCAGCTTTGCCGATTTCAACCGCGTGGGGTTTGCTGCGCATACGGCCGAGCTGCAAGTTGACTGGCGCCTGCGCGCTCCTTTGCGCAGTGCGCTTTTTGCCGGAGACAGCTTTGTGGGCGATGACCCGGTATTGGCCGCTGACAGCCTCCGGCGCGACGCGCTTCTGGGCGCGATTACCGCCTCATCACGGCTGTCGGACAAGCTGTTGGTAAGCTTCCAGCTGCAAAGGCCCCGGCTGCTCGGCGATGGCATCCGGCTCGACCAGACCACGCGGCTCGATGCCGCCGTTGCAAATATCTTGTGAAGGACCCTTGCCATGATGCGCAAAGTCAACATCCAGTCGAACCAGAAGGTGACGGCGGAGGATTTCAATAATCTCGGCACCCATCCGCGTGAGAGCATGGATGTGATGGTGCGCGACATGGGCGGGTTTCCAACACCGCGCTATGCGGGCATGAGCGTCGAGCAACTCTCGGTCTCGACTGTGCGCGTCAGCGCGGGGCGGGTGTTCAAGCCCGATGGCGGGATCTACATCTTCGACTTTGAGGGCGGGCAGACCATCGATTTCCTGGCCTATCTGCCGGCCGTGGCCAAGCGCATCGCCACTATTGTGGCCTATGGCACCACGGTCGATACCGATATCCAGCCGCGCACCTTCCTGCTTGATGCCACCACACGCGACACCGAGGGCCGCGAGGTTGCCACAGAAAGCCGGCGCGCAGGGTTTGTGGGCGAGGTTTACGGCACCGAAAGCCCCACACCGCTGCCCCCGGCCATCCAGTCCGACTATGTTGCTGTCGCCCATGTCACCCTCACCCCCGGCGGGATCGAGCGCATCGAGCAGCTGGGCGCCAACCGCGTCATCTCGGTCCATGGCAGTGCCGAAGCAATCGCCGGGATCACAGCGCGCCTCAATGCTGTCGGCCCCCAGATCGACACGCTGCGCACGGATATCTCGGCGCTTGGCACGCGCATGACCGACAAGGCCGATGCGGGCTTTGTCAATGTGCTCGCTCTCGACATGGCCCGCGTGAAGGATGTGATCGGCCTGCCAGATGATTATGCCACCTATGCCGCCGACCGCTTTCTCACTGATGCCGAGAGCGACACCACCCATCCCGCCTTTGCCGCCCGCGTCATGGAAGGCGCGCGGTTTCCCAGTGCCGGGGAAGTGCAGGTCCCGATCACGCTCGAGAACCCGATCGATCCCAAACTCACAGTCACCAACACTATGGCGCTGCCGCGATGGACGCCCGGCTTGCGCGCACGCGTCGAGGGGCGCGACAGCGAATATGCGCTGGCCAACACCACAGTGGAGATGGAAGAGCTGCGCGAGGTCACAGAAACCCGGACCGTGCGCCGCATGCTGGGCTCGCAGCGCTATTGCACCAATTCGGCCTGGTGGCGCTCGGGCCAGTATGACCCGGCAACCGGGATCTTCCGGCGCAGCGGAGAAACCTTTCTGATCGAGTCCATTCCCGGTGTGCGCGCGGACCGCTCTGGTGCCTTGGGTCCCAATGGCATCCCGCTCACCCGTTGGCTGCTGGCCAACCGCTATGTCGAGGAAACCCTCACCGAGACCCATTGGGAACGCGTCGCAGTGGTCTCGACGGTCACAGGCTCGGTTGCGGCCCAGACCATCCTGAACTCTCAGGATGGCTATCTCGCAGGGGTGGATTTGTTTTTTACCCGCAAGGCCAATGCAGGCGATCTGCGGGTGCTGATCTGCGATGTGTCCAAAAACGGCCGGCCCATGCTCGATCGGGTGCTGGCGCAGGCCACTCTGACGCCGGCGCAACTTGCGCTGCATCCTGCGGCAACGCAGGTGAGCTTCAAGCCGGTGTTCATGCCAAAAGGCGCGCGCTTTGCGATTGTCGTCCTCTCGACCGGCGCGCATTTCATCGCCCAGGTCAATGGCAACAAGTTCGGCCAGGGCACCGTGTGGTACAAGATCGATGGCACCTGGCAGCAAGGTGATCCACAGGCAGACTTTGCCTTCCGGCTGCGCTTTGCGCAGTTTGAAAGCCCGATCACCACAGTCCAGCTGGGCGCGCTCGAGCTGGCAGGCGGGATAGACAGCATCGAGATCAATGCCGATGTCTGTGTCCCCGACGGCACGCGGCTGGATTTCGAAGTGCGCATTGGCGGGATCTGGTATCCGCTCTCCGCCGCCCAGACCGGGTTCAACATCACCCAGACCCTGCCTGCGCTCGTGCAGTTCCGTGCGGTCTTTGTAGGCACCACTGATGTGATGCCGGCCTTGGGCCTTGGCGCCACCCGCTCGGAGGTCACCCTTACGCGGCCTGCCAACCAGATGGTGCATATCTCCACCCCGCGCCTTATGCCGGCCCCGGTTGATGAAGTGCAGGTGATCTTGCGCCTTGAGAACTGGGATGCAGGCCAGCACATGGCCGTCGCCTCGCTTCTGACAGGTGCGGGCTATGCCACGCTCCTTGCGCCCGATGCCACGGTCACCCAACCCGCGCCGGACGATCCGCTGGCCGTGATCAAGCGCTTTACCTTCGCTGTCCCGGCACTCACTGCCTTCAAGATCCGCGTTGAGGGCGACATTGGCGGCTCGGGCGAGCATTTCCACGTGGCCGAGCGCCTCGACATTGAATTCTGAGGAGCCTGCAGATGTCCAAAACCCTGACCCCCGCAAGCGTCGCGGATGAGGCGCAATACATCGTCGCACTCTCGCGCAGCGTGAAGCTGGGCCGCAGCTGGCTGCGACCGGGCGATGCCGAGATCCGCCTCAAGGGCAAGATCATCAAGGAGATTGCAGATGCCGTCCGTACAGTTTCAGAAATCCCTCAATGATGTTCTGGGCTTGAGCGCGCGCACGGTATTTGATCTGGCCTTCGTGCAGCGCATGCTGCGCGAGATCGAGAACCGCATCAAGCCACTGGAGGCGGATGCGGACCGGGTGGAGGCGGCTGTGCGCGATGTGCGCGAGGTCGCGCTTGCGCGCATCAATGATGTGCTGACGCCTGCGATTGCAAATATCCTCGATCTCGAGCAGCGGGGGTTTTTGCGCGCGGCCTCGGCAACACCTGCCACGCTGATAGCCGGCGAGATCCGCACGCTGGAGGTGGTGGAGGCTGATCGCGCGATCTTCAGCCCCTCTGCCTTTGTCGCACTGACCCGAACCTCGACATTTGAAGACTACGCCATCTGCCGCACTCTTGGCTGGGACAGCGCAACCGGCACATTGGTGCTCGAGCTTCTCTCGGTTGAGGGCAGCCCAGGCCCCTTTCCCGATTGGGACATCTCGGCGCTGGCCGGATCAACCGTGGCGCAGATCACCATGCTGGCCGAGGCGACAGCGGCCGCTGCGGCCGCGACAGGGGCGGCCGAGGCGGTGATGCTCAATGCCACAGCCGCACAGAGCGCCGCGACAGACGCGCAGATCGCGCTCAATGCGCTCAACGCCAAAATCACCATTTCCCCGGCCCTGCCGTCGGGGGGCAATGACGGGGACATCTGGTTCCGCATCACTTAACCGAGGATAAAACAATGGCAGCACTTTCCGATTATGCAGAGAAACTCCTGCTCGACTGGATGATGACCGCAGGCACGGCCACGCGCCCCACCAGCTGGTTCGTGGCCCTTTATACCGCCGCCCCCGATGATGCAGGCGGAGGCACGGAAGTCGCAGGCAATGGCTATGGCCGGCAAGCGGTCGCCTTTGAGGCCGCAACCAGCCCCGATGGGACAACAGCCAATACCGGCGCTGTCTCCTTTACCGCCGCGGGCGGCAACTGGGGCAGTATCACCCATATGGCGATTTTTACCGCAGCCACTGGCGGCAACATGCTGTGGCACGGCGCGCTTGCGGCTGCGCGCACCATCAATGACAGCGACACACTGACCTTTGCGCCGGGGGCGATCAACCTGACGCTGGCATAAGGGTCCCCCGGAGGAGGTGAGGCATGGCGGAGACGACATATCTCGCAGCCGTGTCACACCTCACCGGAGATGTCAGCAGCCCCGACAATGCGCTTGGCGCGCCTGACGGGGTGTTCACCACGGACGGAAACAGCAACGCAAGCTGGACCTCCCGCTGGGCCATGGCCACGCTGGCCGGCAGTATTGACCCGTCAGCGCATCTCCAGACCCTCATCCTGCGGCTGCGTAAGGGCGCCAACACGAACGATCCCAGCGTCACAGCACTCCGGGTGCTTCAAAGCGGCACGGACATCACTGGCAACCTGCTGGCCACTGCGCACGTGATCACCGC